CGGGGTTAACGTCTGCTCTAAAGGTACCGAATCTCCAAGTCTCATTTATAGCAGTATTTTGTATTTTAATATTAGCCAATCTTCCTCTAGCACGTGTGTCTATTTTTTCTGTATTAGCATTTATTGTAAAGGGACCTAATTGAGACGAGGTTCCAGAATCTACAGGATAATTTTTTAAAAATATTGTAACCACTGCATTCCCTTGAAGATTTTTAAAGTCTGGTAGAAATCTACTTAGTCTTAACATATTCTCTCCATCACCTCCAGTAGGTAAATCAAAATCTCCTGATTGAATATACGCTGGAATAGCTGTCTCTGTTCCATTCAAAGCTATTTCATTATTTCCTACTTCTTGTGCATAGTATAGAGAAGAGCCAAAGGTATTAGTTGCACCACTTAAATTTGAAATCGTTGGTGCGTCTGTTGAGTTATATTCTGTAGCATAAGGTACATCATAAGTACTAGCGTCTGCATAAGAACTTCTAGCTAAAGTCATAATAGACCAAGTATTCTCTACATAATTATAAACAACCGATTTATTATTTTGAACTGCTGGACTACCTAAGGGAGTTCCTGCTGGATAAAACCAAACTAGTTCATTGAATAAAGAGTTGTGTGATCCATATATAATTTCGTTAGAAGAGTAATTTATACCTTCATTAGATCCGGTGGTCGTGAATACAAAATCTTCAACAAGTGATGGAAGTAATTTAACCGTACCATCAAATACAAAGAAGCCTCCCCCTGCACCCATCCAGAAAACTTTACCATCTGCGTAAACAGCAGCATGTTGTCCAATACACCCACAGTTAGAACCCACTTGTCTTATTGAGAAAGTAAAAGGTGGTCCTACAAACTGCATTTGATAAGCAGCTTGATCTGTTAAAATTAAGTTGTAATCTTTACCTGAGATAGCAGCTACAATTTTATTTCCTGTATCCAATCTAAAAGTTCCTGCAGTATTAATTGAAGTAGGTTGATAAATATTATAATTCTCTTGATCACTAAATCTAATAAACATTGGGTCTTGTGTAGAAACATCTCCAATAGTTGTTTCTGTTCCAAAATGCACTACATGTCTATCTCTATCAGAAGTAATTGTTAATCTTGTTGCTGTCGGAGCACCTGTCATTATCGTTGCTCTTTGATCTAATGGGTTGGACACACCTGGATTCCAAGTAAATGTTTTACCATCTTTAATCGTTGCAATTAATTGTTCACCAAAGTTATCTAAAGACCATGAGCCAGGATCTAGAATAATAGTTGAACTCGTTGTACCAGACCCCCAAGTTAACCTACTCCAAGTTCCTGTACCCCAACCATAACCATAAGTTTGTATTGTAGGACCTATTTCTTCATAAGGGTTTATACTAGCGGATCCTGTAGAGGACATAGGTGTTCCGGTTTCAGTTGTTTGCATTTGAATTGTAAATGAGTTTGCATCTGGAACAGATAATATTTCAAAAGTAAAACTTGTAAAATCTGTATCAATAAATGATGAAGTTCCTGGAATCGTGACACTTGTAAAAGTAATATACTCACCAAGATCTAAAGCATGGGAAACTTTATTAACAGTTACTATATTTGAACTTGAGGTAGATGTAAAAGTTGCACCTGTGATTGCTGTTGCTAGTGGAGTGATATCGTAAAATTTATCTTCGTAATAAATGTATAATGCTTTTGATGTACCAAGTGCAGCGTATCTTCTACCTTCTAAATCATTCCAAGTATGTTGAGCACGTGTGGGTCCTGCAATTGTTTCTCCTCCAATTGCTGTATAACCACCAATTTTTTCAGGTTGACCATATCTAAATCTTACAAAGTCCCCATCTATCCATTGTCCTTCTGCTCCTGATGGTGTGTCTGCTTTGTTAATTCCTGGTACTATTTTGACATTTGTTAAAGGCATGTAGCCATTTTACATCATTTTATAGCTTCATCCAAGTAGACGGTGAAGGTATATTATGTTCAGATTTAACACCCTCTTTCATAGTGAGCATAATATCTCCTGATATAGAAAGCCTTGGAGTATCTTTATTATTCTTACCCGTCTCGTGAAACATCATTGAAGGAAAGATAACTACATTACCCGTCTCAGCAGGGTACTCAGCTTTACCATAATTGTTCTGATCCCACTCTGTAAAATAAGGATCTCTCTTAGGTATATTTAAACCTACCTTATGAGCATCATCATCAAGTAAAAAAAGATTACCTTGTTCATGAGCTTGTGGATAATATACAAAACTAAAATGACTACTCATATGTCTATGGTAAGATATGAATTGTTCTTTAGCAGATAAAGTTGCCCAAGACTTTGTAATATAAACTTCAAACAAATCTAAGTTATATTTTTGAGCAGACAAACAACCTTGTATTACCTTTGATAACTCTATATATAATTCTTTAAATCTTTTATCTTTATGTAAATTATCATCAATCGATTGTAATTCTTTTGGTTTTACATCCGTGGTCCGTGAGTACTGAGAATTGGTTGGAGTAATATTGTTTAATATTATAGGAACTATTGTCTTGTTTATTTCTTCAAAGTTTTCTAACTTAGTTATGTATATAGGATAACCAAACCATTTAGATATATTTGCCATAAGGCACTATACTAATTTACTCTTAAAAATCTATACTGAATTTCACCTGTTCCGCCTGAGCCCCCTTGAGTAGATCCAGGGCCGTATTGAGCTCCACCACCTCCTCCCCCAGAACCTCTTGTTCCTGCTGACCCATTAGTTGATGAACCTACTGGAGAACCTGCTCCACCAGAAACATTTCCAGAATAAGAAGCAGCCCCTGTAGAACCACCAATTTGACAGTTATCTCCACCGCAGTTACCGTTGTTTCCACCAACAGCACCATTACCTGATTGGTTAAAAGTTCCAACAGGACCTGAAGTTAATGTAGTAACTGATTTAGTGGCTCCGTCTGTATCTCTAAAATTTCCTGAAGTGATTACAGATCCTGAAATTGTATTTGAACCTGCGGTTCCTGCTGTGTTACTTCTTAAAGGGCCTTGTACACCACCTCCTGAAGCTGAAGCTCCACCACCACCAGTTAATGTAAATATACTTCCTGATGTTGATCCAGATAAAGTTGTATTAGTTCCACTACCGGCACTTCCACTATAAGTACCTGTGCCGTTTGCACCAGATGAACCGACACTATAAGAAATTGTTTCACCAGTAGTTACAGTAAATACTTTATCAGATACATAAGCTCCTGATCCACCACCTGCACCTGCTGATTCTCCGCCTGCTTTATCATAATCAATACCCCGCATTGCACCACCACCACCACCAACACTTGCTTGAATGTGAATTGCGTTAGCACCATCGGGTACTGTAAAAGTTCCTGAACCAGAACTTAATGTTTGAACTGAACCTGCTGTAAAAGCTGCGAATACTAATTCCCAAGTACCAGAGTTTTTAGCATAAATTTCATCCGCTTCTTGCCAAACGCCTGATACTTTTCCGTATGCGTTTTCTACTTCTTCAAATGTTCCTGAGACTTTTCCATAAGTATTAGCCATTTAAAACCTTATGAATATTTAAACCAAATATCTCCATCATTACCTCCTGAAGGAGAAGAGGTGCTTATTGTAAATTTTCTTTGAAGCTTTGCAGCAGTTACTGCATTATTTTCTATTTTTGCTTCTGTTATATTAGCGTCTATAATTTTAGCACTTGAAATTTGATTGTTAGAAATATTAGCAGTTAAAATTGCATCATCTGCTATTTTAGCATTTGTAATAGCATCATCATCTATTTGTAAAGTTCCGATAGTTCCGCCCAATGTATTAAGAGCTACCTCATAAACATTAGTTCCATCAGAAAAACCTCCATGCATTTTACCTTCGTCTAAAGTAAATCCAGTTCCAGAAGTTGTTTTAAAAGTTAAAGAATTTGCACCGTGAGTAGTTGCATCTTGTAGAATATAAAATTTTTCAATACCGTCTGGTAAGTTAACTGTTCTGTTGCCTGCTAAAGTTCCTGTAAATTTTAACACCATATTTCTAGCATTAGAAATAGAAGCATTAGACATTACTAAAGTTACATCAGAGGATGCAACATCGATTGCTTGAAAACCTGCTATTGCTTGTTGAACAAGTTCTAAATTAGTATTTGTTTTAGTTCCCCATGTACCAGCATTCTCACCGGTGGCCATAAGTTCTAGTTTGAGATCTGTCGAGTATGTTGAAGCCATATTTGAATTATACCATTACTAAGCTGCTTTATCAACTTCAGTCCAATTATTGGACACATCCTTGTTAACTTCAGTCCAAGTGTTTGTTACATCAGGGTCTACATTTGACCAAGCCGTTATTAGTGGTGAATTAATTGAAGTTTGTAATTGAATTCCTGTAACATTAACAATAGTATTTAAATCTATTGCAACAGAACTAATACTTGTTGTTAATTGAGATCCTGTAACATCTACAGGGGTATTTATATCTATAGTTTCTTCCCCTAAAATTCCTGTTAATTGTATACCAGTAACATTAACATTTGCAGTTCCTGTAACACTTACATCCTCAATAGACATTACAAGATCATGCTCTGTAACAATAATACTTATATTACCGTCAGCACTTACAGAATAAGTTCCAAGAGTTAGACCTAATTGAGAACCGGTAACTGATACAATTGCGTTTCCTACAGGTGTTTCTTCACCCATAGACATTGTTAGTTGAGATCCTGTAACGTTAACAACAGTGTTTAGATCAACTACTTCTTCACCTTGAGTAAGTGTTAGTTGTTGTCCTATTAAGTTAACAGTAGCATCACCAGTTTGTTCGTGCGCTGTCCCTATCGCTGAGTTTAATACAACTCCAGATACGGCTACTGTTACGCCTGTGCCGCCTAAAGAGGATATAGGGGCTTCGGATAATGCTGTTATTCCAAAAGCCATTGATTATGCCCCTGGGTCGATGATGTTATTGCCTTCGATCTCGGCCCATTCTTGAATTGCTTGGTAATCTGAATTTGCTTCGTCTATTGGTACTAGTAAAGTTTTATTAGAATTTAAATAAGTTACTTTGTAACTATTAAACTCACTTGTAATATCATTATATATTTTTGTAACTGTATTAATCATAATTATAACTCCGCTGTAAATGCTACATAAGCTGCATTATTTCCACAATAAACAGCACCTGCATTTCCTGCTGTACCACTAACATCACTATTATTACCAAAAAAAGCACTATTAGGATTTAATGTTTGAGTGTTTGTAAAATCATCAAATGTGTCACCAGAAGCAGCACTATAAAATTGATAATAATTAGTTCCACCAACTTGTTCTAGTGATGGATAAGCTCTCATAATAGTTGGAAATAATGTATTACAATAAATATAACCAGTTGAATAATAATATCCTGTTAGAAAATATTTATTAAGAGAACCTAATGGTAATAAAGTATAATAATACCTATGACACCTTTGTGAATTCACATCAACAGGCAAGAACTCAAATTCAGATGCTGTTGTTCCAGCTTCTAATTGTACGCCTGTAATGTAAAAATCGTTTGATGTGCTGTCTGAAAGATTGACTTGACCAACTGCTCTGTCTGCTGTTGATGGAGCTCCCCAAGAAGTGTTTAAGGTAGTTCCACCAGAAAAAGTAGAACCAGCAGCTAACCAAAACATAACATCTAAACTTCTTGCATTATCATTATTAAAAGCACCAGTAGTATCTCCAGGAAAAGTAACTGTTTTCTTTTCCCAAGTATTAGCTGATGAAATTGTATATGACTTTGAAATTTTTCTTGTGTTATCTTTATCTTCTAGTTCAAGAATATAAGTTCCAGTTTTTACTGATTTAACCCAAAATGAAGCTGTTAAACTTTCGGCATTAGAAGTTCCTTTTTTAAGGTATTGTAAATTTTGACCTTCAAATTTTGATTGAAGCCTCATATTATCTCCAGCTGCCAATGAAGCATCAGCAGTTGTGCAATCAAATTTCATTGAATTAGCAAAACCTGAACCACTAGGTACATCAGTTGATTGAGAAATTGTATATGTTCCAGCTGTAGTTAAAATAGTATTCCATCTATCAACTGTAGTATATCCACCAGCAGTATTTCCAGTAACAGAAGTTCCTCTTTGAGCAATACTCATATCACCATTGATGATGATGTTCTTCGACTGAACGATGTTAGAGAATTTTGCATTCTGAATCGAATCATCGGGGATCGTGCTTGCTATGTTACCTATTCTAGTTATCGCCATAATTTATCCTATCAACGCTTTAATTTCTGCGTCGTCCAATCCTAAATCTTTTAGCTTCTGTTTACCAGAGGCTTTTTTATCTATTGCTGCTTGTTCATCATCTTTTAATTCTTGTATCTTTGCATTTACTTCTGCTTCACTTGGCATAGTTGCACCATCTTTAATAATTTTAATATTAGCATAAGTCATTCGTTGGTCGTTAGGAATTTTGTTTCCATCACTATCAACTTTTTTCCAACCATACCAATTAACACCATTAGTGCTGTTAAATTTTGTTAATGCTTCTTGTAAATAATCTCTATTCATTTTATGTATCTCCTAGTCTTGTCACACTAAAACAAGTTTCGTTTAGAGCAGAATTACCTCTAATCCAACTATTCGCAGAACCCATACCACCAGTAGAAAATCTAAATTTATGAGTTGATATATTTGTTACATCAAAAATAAATTGTAAACCCATATTACCTCTAATAGTAACACCACCTGTACCAGTTCCATTAACTGCTGCTAAGCTATAACTTGAATTATCTAATGTTGTGTTCAATTCAAATACCTGATTAGTTATACCACTATTTATAGATACATTTCCTGTAGCTATAATTAAATAAATACCAGTTGAAGGAAAACTAAATACACCAGAACTTTCAGTTAATCCTGTTCCAATTTTTTCATATCCATCTGTATCAACTCTTTCCCAATTTGTACTTATAACTGTTGTAGCACCAACTCCTGCATTTGTATCAGCAGTTAATCTCCACATATCAGCTTCTGTAATTCCTTGAGTAATACCTGTAACCGTAGTTCCAGCTAATGCAATCGTATCCCCCGATGCGCCGATAGTAATAGTATCAGAACTCTCGTTGATAATGTTATTACCACTTGTGTCTTGTATTGTGTCTACTTTTAAAATTGCTGTCATTATGCTCCTATCCTATATGCACCGAAAACTGATAGTTTGGTACTTCCTCTTACTGCCATTATAGTTGGGTCTCCAGAACTTGTCATAACATAAGCGTATGGTTCTAAATAATCTCCAACTGATAAATCTAAAGTTGTTGTTAAATTGAGAGGAATATCTCTGCCATCTCCAGCTCTAAGGTCAATCCAAACTACTCTTTCTACAGAACCATTTTTATATAAATAAATACCAGCATATTCAAAATTACTACTTGCTCCAGTTTTAAGACCAAGAGTTAAATAAGTATAATATTTTCCAGCATTACCACTTGGAACTGTAAATCTATAATTTGTACTATTGTCATAAGCAGAATTAGTATCAAATACTTCTGTATTAAAATTTATTTTTGTTACTGTATCTCTACTAAAAGTAACATCTGCTGACATAACTGCTTCAAAAGCTGGAGTACTAGACAACAAAGTAACACCCGATCCGATAGCAATGTTACCAGATCCTGCGCTGTTTGTTATTGTTCCTACTTTTAAAGTTCCGTCTGCCATTATGCTCCTATCCTGTATGCACCGAAATAATTTGTCTTATTCAGTTCTTGAAATTCCCAATTTCCTGAAGTAGTGTTTCCACTTCCATATATTTCTACATAATCTGTTGAACCATTTAGTTCTATTACAGCA